AGAAGGTATTATAATATAAAAGGTAAAGAGGTTAATAGTAGTAAATACTTTAAAGAAGATCTTTACTTTTGTCAAGTAGATCAAATATATTTATACAAAAAAATATACAAATGGTATGCGTTTGCTGATAGATGCTTTGCTATGCCACTTGAAAATAATAACGATCTAGAGCTCGATAAAGAGCAAAAGCTTATTGGTATACTAAAGTATGGTAATAAGTCCTTAGAAGCTAAAGGAATAAACGAGGGAGATACTGTAGGCTTTACACCTAATAGTGAGTTTGAGTTTATTGTAAATGACCAGCGGCTTTATTGTATGAAATCAAATGATATTGTAATTAAGTATGAGCACCAAGAAAACCAAGTTGAATATAATCCAGGCTGGGCAAAGAGCAGTTGAGGAATTAATTAAGGTAGCTAAAGAACCTATTGTAGATTCAGACGATGACATCTCGGCTGATCGTTTAAAGAACGCGGCTGCAACAAAAAAGTTAGCTATATTCGATGCGTTTGAAATACTTAACCGCATTGAAGAAGAAAAAAACATGCTTGAAGATAAATCAAGTAATAGTAAACAAAAATCCTTTCAGGGTTTTGCAGAAGGTAGATCTAAGTAATGCACAGCCAAAACTTATTTACTGTACTTACAGATCATGTAAAACCTCACGTGCTTAAAAGAAATAACAAAAGCAAAAAGTGGGAGTATGGCTACAACAAAGAACACGACATAGTCGTTATAAGTAAGACAGGTCAAATAGGTGATATATACGAAATACAAAACCTTAAAATAGCATTACCACCTTTTAAAGGTAAATTAAATAAGGATAAAGACAAATGGTCTAGAGAAGAATATCCTAAAGAATTAAATAAAATAAAAAGTGTATTTGAGTGGAATAAATACCCGGAGCACTTTAAAGAAAGATGGTATGAGTATATTGACGAAGAGTTTAAGCGTCGTGATGAAGGTCACTGGTTCAATAACAAAGGTGTTGCTACTTATCTTACTGGCACTCATTACATGTACTTGCAGTGGAGCAAGATTGATGTTGGGGCAGCAGACTTTAGGGAGTCAAACAGATTATTTTTTATATTCTGGGAAGCTTGCAAAGCAGACACAAGATGCTACGGCATGTGCTACCTTAAAAACAGAAGGTCTGGTTTTAGCTTCATGGCATCAGGGGAAATTGTTAACCTTGCAACAATATCAAGCGATGCAAGATTCGGTATCTTATCAAAATCAGGGGCTGATGCTAAAAAAATGTTTACCGACAAAGTAGTACCAATATCAATTAACTACCCTTTCTTTTTTAAACCAATACAAGACGGCATGGATCGTCCTAAAACAGAGCTTGCCTACAGAGTACCAGCTTCAAAGCTAACTCGTAGAAAGCTAGATCAAGGTGAAACACCTGAAGAAGTTGTAGGGCTTGACACTACTATCGACTGGAAAAATACAGGGGATAACAGCTATGATGGTGAAAAACTAAAACTGCTTGTGCACGATGAATCAGGTAAATGGGAAAGACCTGATAACATATTAAACAACTGGAGGGTTACAAAAACAACCCTTAGACTAGGTAGCAGAGTTGTAGGTAAATGCATGATGGGTTCTACAAGTAACTCTCTTGATAAAGGAGGTGAAAACTTTAAAAAATTATACAATGCATCAGATGCCACTAAAAGAAACCGCAATGGACAGACTAGCTCAGGACTATATTCTTTGTTCATACCTATGGAGTGGAATTACGAAGGATTCATTGATACTTATGGACACCCTGTCTTTGATACGCCGGCAAAATCAGTTGAAGGTGCAGACGGGTTACAAATTGAAGTAGGTGTTATAAATCACTGGCAAAACGAAGTTGATGGTTTAAAAGGTGATCAGGATAGTTTAAACGAATACTATCGTCAGTTTCCCAGAACTGAGCAGCATGCTTTTAGAGATGAAACAAAAGAGTCTTTATTTAATCTAACTAAGATATACGAGCAAATAGATTACAACGAAGAGTCTGATAATTTTAAACTAATAACAAGAGGTAACTTTGTTTGGCAAGGTGGTATCAAAGATACCATTGTTAATTTTATGCCAAATAAAAACGGTAGGTTTTTAGTTTCTTGGGTTCCACCTATAGAATTACAAAATCGTGTAATAATAAAGAATGGAGTTAAATATCCCGGCAACGAGCATTGCGGTGCTTTCGGGTGTGACTCATACGATATATCAGGTACAGTAGATAATAGAGGATCTAACGGAGCTCTTCACGGGCTTACAAAATTCTCTATGGAAAACGTACCGGCTAATATGTTTTTTTTAGAATATATATCAAGACCTCCAACGGCTGAGATATTCTTTGAAGATGTACTAATGGCATTACACTTTTACGGTATGCCAATATTAGCAGAAAATAACAAACCAAGACTTTTATATTATTTAAAACGTAGAGGTTACAGAGCTTTCTCAATGAACAGACCAGATAAATTAAAACTGTCTGTAGCAGAAAGAGAGATAGGTGGAATACCTAACTCATCAGAAGATATTAAACAAGCTCATGCCGCTGCTATAGAATCTTATATAGAAGATTATGTTGGGCTTAAAGAGACTATGTATGGTGATATGTATTTTCAAGAGACTTTAGAAGACTGGTCTAAATTTAATATAAACAATAGAACAAAGCACGATGCTTCGATAAGCTCTGGCTTAGCTATTATGGCTTGTAATAAAAATAGGTATACACCTATAAACGTAGTTAAAAAAAATGTTGTTCCTTTGGGCTTCAAGAAGTTTGATAACCAAGGTAGTATTTCAAAAATAATAAAATAGATGATTTATACTAATTCTAGTAGCACTTTTCCAAGTCAGGTAGTACCAGACGCAGAGAAAAAGACTTATGAATATGGTTTAGCCGTAGCGAAAGCTGTGGAAGACGAATGGTTTAGAGGAGACAGAGGAACTGGAAACGGTGGAAGATTTGGAAACAACTGGTCTAGATTTAATGATCTAAGACTTTATGCTCGCGGAGAGCAAAGTGTAGCTAAATACAAAGATGAATTATCTATAAATGGTGATTTGTCTTATCTTAATTTAGACTGGAAACCAGTAGCTGTATTATCTAAATTTGTAGATATTGTAGTTAACGGTATGACAGATAAAGGTTATGAAATAAAATCTTTTGCTTCAGATCCGTATGCTATAAAACAAAGAACTGACTTTGCTTTTAATGCTTTGCGTGATATAGAAAATAAAGAAATGATTGATCAGCTTAACGCTGCTACTGGTCAAAACTTTTACGCATCGCCTGATCCTCAAGAATTACCTGTAAATAAAGAAGAACTAGATCTTTATCTTCAATTAAATTATAAGCAAGCTATAGAAATAGCTGAAGAAGAAGTTATTAGTAACGTATTTAATTATAATAAATATGATGAAACTAAAAAACGATTAGCTTACGATTTAACAGTGTTAGGTATTAGTTGTGTTAAAACTAATTTTAATCTAGCTAATGGTGTGACTGTTGATTATGTAGATCCAGCTAATTTAGTTTATTCTTATACCGACGATCCTAACTTTGAAGATATATACTACGTAGGGGAAGTTAAAAGTTTATCTCTTGAAGAAATTAAAAAACAATTTCCTTACTTAACTCAATCAGAGTTAAAAGAAATACAAGAATATTCAGGCAATAATAATTATAGAAGTAATTTTTATAATTATGATTACGACAGAAACTTAATACAAGTATTATATTTTGAATACAAAACTTATCAAAATCAAGTATTTAAAATAAAACAAACAGATCAAGGTCTTGAAAAAGCTCTTGAAAAAGATGATTCATTTAATCCGCCTGAAACTGACAACTTTAATAAAGTACATAGAGCTATAGAAGTTTTATACAGTGGCGCTAAAATTCTTGGTCAAGAAAAAATGCTTAAATGGGAACTAGCTAAAAACATGACTAGACCTTATAGCGATCAAACTAAAGTTGAAATGAATTATGCTATATCTGCTCCTCGTATGTATAAGGGCAGAATAGAATCATTAGTAAGTAAGTGTATTGGTTTCGCCGATATGATACAGCTTACGCATTTAAAATTACAGCAAGTACTATCACGTATGGTACCTGATGGTGTTTATGTTGACGTAGATGGATTAGCTGAAGTTGATCTTGGTAATGGTACTAATTATAACCCTGCAGAGGCTTTGAACATGTACTTCCAAACTGGTAGTATTGTTGGTAGAAGTTTAACGCAAGATGGTGATCCTAACAGAGGTAAAGTACCAATACAAGAATTACAAACATCGTCTGGAATAAGCAAAATACAAGCGCTTATACAAACGTATCAGTATTACCTGCAAATGATTAGAGACGTGACCGGGCTTAACGAAGCTAGAGATGGTAGTCAACCAGCTAAAGATTCATTAGTTGGTTTACAAAAACTAGCCGCAGCTGCATCTAATACAGCTACTAAGCATATACTTCAGTCTTTAATGTATTTAACAATACGCTCAGCTGAAAATATAAGTCTGCGTGTTGCTGATATGCTAGAGTTTCCACTACTTAAGCAGTCTTTAATGAGCTCTATAAATCAATTTAATGTATCTACATTATCTGAAGTAGATAAGCTTAATATGCACGAATTTGGTATATTTTTAGAATTAGAACCAGATGAAGAAGAGCAAGCAGGTTTAGAACGCAATATACAAATAGCATTACAAGGAGGCCAAATTGGTTTAGAAGATGCTATAGATATAAGAGAAATAAAAAACTTAAAGCTAGCTAATCAGTTTTTAAAATATAGACAAAAAATAAAAGCAGAGCAAGCTCAACAAGCTCAGTTGGCCAATATACAAGCTCAAGCAAATGCTAATGCTGAATCTGCAGAAAGAGCAGCGTTAGCTGAAACTCAAAAACAACAAGTTATTAACGAGCAGAAAGTTCAACTAGAACAAGCTAAGTCGCAGTTTGAAATACAACGCATGCAAACTGAAGCTCAAATTAAACGCGGTTTAATGAGTGAAGAATTTAACTTTAACATGCAGTTGGCAAAAGCTAGAGCTGATGTTGAAAAAGCTAAAGAAAGTGAAATAGAAGATCGTAAAGACGAGCGTGCTAGAATTATAGGTACGCAACAATCAGAAATGATTTCACAGCGTCAAAACGATGAACTACCTAAAAACTTTGAGTCATCTGGATTTGACTCACTAGGAGGATTTGGACTTGAAGAGTTTGAGCCTCGTTGAAAATAAAATCCTTTAATTTTATACTATTATATTATGTCAGAAGAAGTAAAACAAGAAGGAGAGTTTAAAATAAAAACCCCTTCAAAGCCTAAAAATTTAGGTAATAACACAAGTGAACCTATTAAAGTTAACATGAAAGAACCTTTAGTAGAAGTAGAATCAAACGTTACCAAAGTAGTGGTACCAAACGAAGATAAAGAAGATGCCGTTCAAACACAAGAGACAAATGATAGCAATGCTATTATCGAAGAGCCCAAAGACAGTGGCGACAGCAAAGAAGTGGTTGAAGAAGTACGGACCTCCAGTGAAGAAGTAGAATCTCCTTTAACTGTAATTGAAGATACTGAAGAAGAACAAGATCAACCTGAAGTAACTAAAGAAGTAGAGCAAGCTGTACAAGAGCAAAGAGTTTTACCTGAAAATATTGAAAAGCTAGTTTCTTTTATGGAAGAGACTGGCGGTACTGTAGAAGACTATGTTAGGCTTAATGCAGATTATACCAATGTTGATAGTAATACTTTAATTAAAGAATATTATAAACAAACTAAACCACATTTAGATTCAGAAGATGTAAGTCTTTTATTAGAAGACTTTGATTACGATGAAGATATAGATGAACCAAAAGATATACGCAAAAAGAAAATTGCGTTTAAAGAGGAGGCTGCAAAAGCTAAAAACTTTTTAGAAGATCTTAAGAATAAATATTACGACGAAATCAAGTTGAGACCCGGAGTAACTCAAGATCAACAAAAAGCAACAGACTTTTTCAACCGATACAACGAAGAGCAAGAAGCTGTGCAAGCAAAGCATAAGGACTTTATAAGCCGTACTAAAAATTTATTAAATAATGATTTCGAAGGTTTCGATTTTAAAGTTAGTGATAAAAAATTTAGGTATGGTATTAAAAATCCAACACAGGTGGCTGATGCACAATCTGATATTACAAACTTCATTAAGACGTTCTTAAATGATAAAAATGAAATAACAGATACTAAAGGTTACCACAAAGCTTTATACGCAGCGCGAAATGCTGATACCATAGCACAACATTTTTACGAGCAAGGCAAAGCTGATGCTATTAAAGATGTTATGGCTAAATCTAAAAACATAAGTAATGAACCTAGGCAAACTGCCTCTGGTGATGTATTTGTTAATGGGTTAAAGGTAAAAGCAATTAGCGGTCTTGATTCTTCAAAATTAAAAATCAAAACTAAAAAATTTAACTAACTAAATAATAAATTATGGCTTTAACTCCACAATTTGGTAGTTTAGTCCCAACTTCAACTCAACAGTTGTTGCCGACAAACTACCTACAATTTAACACAGGTGCTGGCGAAGATTTCGCACAACAGTTTTTACCTGAGATTTACGAACAAGAAGTAGAGCGTTACGGAAACCGTACACTATCTGGATTCTTGCGTATGGTTGGCGCAGAGATGCCAATGACATCTGACCAAGTTATTTGGTCTGAACAAAACCGTTTACACATTGCTTATGATAGCTGTACGC